AGCATCGTTGATCGTAACGACGGCGCCCGCCGCCATGGTAACATCGCAGCCAGTGACCAGCATTACGTTCGCCGTAACGTCATCCATCGTCATGTTGGAGGAACTCATCGCTATTTCTCCGGCCGTGCCGGTGACGGTGAATGTGTAGAGGCGGCATCCGGCAATCCCGAGCTTGTACGCCACCGTGCCAGCAATTTCCACGCCCGCGAAACACGAGCCGGTGAACATGCCATTTGTACCAGCTATACTGGGCGCGAATTTGCAAGCATTTGTCTCGACCGTTGTGCCACTAATGTAGGGCAGTTGCCCCGATTCAATGTGGATTGCATACGTGCCGTGCCCGTCTTCGATTGAACAGTTTGACACATAAAATCCATAATTCGTAACGACGCGCACTTGATCGTTGTAATTTTCTTCGATCTCGCAGCCCGACATCAATAAATCGTGCGTTTCCGAACAGTAAAACCCATAGCCATGGTTAAAACACATCTGACAATCGGAAATGATTTTGTTTTCCGCCCCCTTGGCGGTCGCCGTGGAGATAAACGAAATGCCGTTGCCGCCGTTGCTGATCGCGTGTACGTTATTCACCTGGTTGTAGTTGCAGTCGGCCATCACTAGGCCGTCACCGCTACGAACCTCGGCAGACGTGTAATTGCCCTGGATAAGGAGATCACGAATCTGACATCGGTTCAAACCGTATGTCTGCCCCACGCCGTTGAAATGTATCGCGTGGCCGGCATCGGTTTGGCGGTTGTTAAGGATCGTCGCTTGCCCCTCTCCTCGAAGCACGCAAGCATTCACGGTTGTGTTGCTAATAGGCGCGTCGAGGTTGTAGGTGCCCGCCAGCAGCAAGATCGTTCCACCGGCCGAGGCGTAGGTGTTTTCCTCGGAGGTTTTGACGCTGGTCGCACCTCCGGTCGGCAGAGCAGCGATGGCGGCATTGATTTCCACTTCGTCAGCCGTCCCGTCACATTTGTAGTTGGCCAGATTTTTCAATGCTGCGGGCGTATCAGATGCCGAGACCGTGAGGGTAGCGTTTCGCTGCCCGACAGCATAAATAATCTGAGCCGAGGCCACGGCAGACAACAGCAACCAAGCGGCGAAAATGATTAAAATTCGTTTCATTGTTTGTCTCCAAAATCACGCTTAGTTGCGCTGGACTCAGCCCAGCATGGTTCCATGAGGACTATGTAGTCCTCGAAAAATTCCAACCACTTACAATCAATCACCTTCCTCGATCCGGTTCGCCCCGGTCGGGCCGCCCGGTGTCGGGCCTGCCTCGGTCGACCTCGCCCCACGGCAGATCGCCAGCGAGCTCCGTCGGCAACGCGCTGGTGAGCCACCCGCCGCCGATCGCTCGGACCCTTCGTTGCACAAACATCTCCTGGAGTCGCCCGGTTGCCGGATCGACTCGTACGGTTGCCTTCCGCGGTACGTACCCGCCCTGGATGCCGACCAGCTCGTAGTCCTTCTGGTGCCCGCTCCAAGTCCCGCGGATCCGGAGATTGTCCCAAACCCAGCTCCCCTTCGACGCCGCGGCCATGATCGAGAGAAATTCCTCGGGCGTGACATTCGAGTATCGGTAGAGTGATCCCGGCCCGGACCGCAGCGGGGACCCGTCGGCCGCCGCCTGGCCCCTCACGTAGCCGAGGTATCGCACATAGAGGTAGGCGGTCTCGATGTCGTAGCCGTACGAGTGGACGTTGCTCGATCGCATCGCCGGGACCATCTCCCCGGTAACGATCGGATGCTCCACGCCAAACTGCCTGGCGGGACCGTCGGCCATCGGCAAGGCGATCCGCCCTCGCTCCTGCCCGTCTTCGCCGTGGGCTGGAATGCCGAACGGCAGACTGTCCTTGGAGCGTTGGCCTGACGACGGGATTGGCGCCCCCATCGACTGAAGCAGCTCCTGCGCGGCGGCCAGCCCTCGCTCGGTGATCGGATCGCCACGGCGTCGGGCGTCCTTTGGCGGCAAGACCTCGTACCCGAATGCCTGCAGAATCGGAATCAGCTTGTCGATCTCGTTCCCGCCGGCGGATCCGGTCAAGGCTTTGATCATCCGGCCGGCTGGCCCGAGCTCGTTTAGAAACTGGTCGAGAAGCCGCTTCATGCCGACGTCGCCGCGGGCGTATCGCTCTACCTCGCGGGCGAACTGGCCGAATTGTGTCCCTCGCAGCTCGCGCAAGGCGTCGCGGGGGCCGAAGTGAGAGTACCGCTCAAGAGCCCGGCCGAGTCGGTCTGGGCCTGCGGAGGCGGCTTTGATCTCTCGCTGTACCTCGCCGTAGAGTCGCCCGGTCGTGGACGCAGAAAATTCCCGCCGCGCGGCGTCGAGCACGGCCGTTCCTGCAACGCGGAATAAGGGGGAGTACCAGGGCATCGAACAATCGGCGGATAGTTGGGACAGGGGATCGGCGGTCTAGTGCGTGCCGTGCGTCCCAGACGATTGTAGCGAGCCCGCTGAATTACAGGGCTGGCGTGTTGGCCAACATGCCGTGCTGCCGATGTCGCCGCGCGAGGCAGGCGACGCACGGCTCGAAGATCACGCGGACCTCATGCCCCGCGACGTCGGAGCATTCCTGGCAAACGTGCTGCCCAACCATCTTCGGCCGGATCTCCGCTTTCTGCCGCTTTCGTGTCCGCTTCACGGCTCCCCCCGCCCAGATTGATCTGAGTGTCCTGCCCTCCTTGACCGACCGGACCGTCTTGCGATCGCATCCCACCGTTCGAGCGATTTCCGAATCAGTGATGATGACTGCCCCGCCCTCCCCGATTTGTCTGCTCAGCATTCTCCGGATACGTCGCTCCCGCGATTGAGAAATCGGCTTCCCCATGCTTGCCTCCCAGCACTGCAATCAATTGGTCATCTGGTCAACCTCCACCGTCCTGGTCCTGTGTCCAATTGGATAGATTTCCGTTTCTCGATAATCTCTCTCTGATCGATCGAGTCCGGTGTTTCTTTTGTAATCCTAGTAGGCGAAAAACACAAGTACCGAAACCAGTCGCAAGAATCGTCATGAAGTTTTAGGGGCACGGGCCGCGCGACTTCCGGGTTGCGCGTGTTGCCGTCGGCAGCTTCCTTGCCCTTCTTCCATCGGTACTTCCGCATCTCCTCGATCAGGTGCAGGCACCGAGGGTGGACGTAGACTCGCGGGACACCCGTGTACGGGTTGACTTTGAGCAGCGACCGGATGCAGTTGATGCCCTGGTAGACGTCGTTCGACGCGGGGGCGGTCTGGATCCCGTAGCGGGTGAAGGATGTCATCTCTCCCGGCCGGCTGGGGTCCGCGTAGGTGTAGCCGAACTGGTCGTACGGCCGGAGCGGCAGCGTGTCCTCGGGCCGCAAGAGAAACCGCTCGAGCCACCGGGCTCGTTCGGGCGAGATCTCTTCGAGTCGCTCCATTACGAGCTCGCAGAACCGCATCAAGATCTTGTCCGCCGATCCGAAAACGTGCATCGGTACCGGCCAGCCCCAGAAGATCGATCGGGCTTGAGCCTCGACGGCGTGGTCCATGGTGATTTTCGTTTGATCTGACGACCAGTATTCGTCGTAGATATGCCAGTCGCCCACGCCGTCCTGATAGCCCCAGCCCATCGCAAACGGATGCTCTTCGCTCGCCCCCCAGTCGATCGCCCGCATGTGGGTAACGTTCCGAGGGAAGGTGATCACGTCGGCATTGACGTGCACGGCCGGGTTAAAGCTGGGATAGATCAGCCCCACAAAATTCGCCAGCGAGCCGATCATGCGGGTGCCCATGAGCTCCTGGGGGACCGTCGCAAAGAACTGTTCGAACCAGCCCTCGGCCAGGTTCACCTTGTTGCATTCCGTGTTGGCCCGGTAGAACTTCCACCCCGCGGGCGGCTTGTCCATGATCTTCTCGACCCACATGCACAGCTCCGGGTCGATCGGCGTGAATTCGGCAAACTGTCCTCCGGGAAACATGTACTCACGGCAGCCGCGGAGGACTTCGAGAAAAATCGACAGCGGGAATTGCTCGCTGAACCAGAATCCGCCGATCGACTTGGCCTGCATCGCGCGGCGGCCCTGCTTGTACGACTTGAACTGGAGATGCCAGTTCTTGCCGGGGAGCCCCGGCCAGGGCTTCAGCGGTACCGAGTAGGGCAAACCGAGTTTCGAGTCACGCCACCGGATC